CTATCATTTTCAATGTCACCATATGACACTGCAAGGTCTCATTGATGAAAAAATTGTCACAGAAAAACAACTTGAAGATATGGATATTATTGGTGTAATCAGAAATCCTTTTGATAGACAGATAAGTTTGTTCAAGTGGCTCTATCGCAATGTTGGTGATGTTGGTCCGGGTACTGTAGAAGAGGCCGGTGATGTTACCGCTTTTAGATATCGATTTAGAGAAGGCAAACATCACTTAGATATTAACAACGAGGTTGTTCAGGCCGACTATTTTAAATTGAACGGCGAGATACATCCTAACTGCAAAATATGGTTATGGGAAGATATCAGATCACAACAAGAAAAATTGATGAAAGAAAAAAATATTGTGGAGAGATATCCGCTATTGAGATCAAAAGTGTCTAATCGAACAAGAGATAGGCAAGAATTCGAAAGATATTATGATGACAAAACTATGAGAGCGGTCAGAGAATATTTTGATGAAGATTTTAAACTAATACAAAAATTGAAATTGACAAAGTGACTTATATATGATACATTATACGTGTAAATGACCATTATGGGAGACATATTGAATGAGCATTCTCGCTAAACTGAAAAGCAACACTACAATCAAAGAATCCGACATTCTCGCAGATTCAAAATTCTTTACGAAGAAAGATATGATTCCCACGGAAATTCCTGTGGTCAATCTTGCGTTGTCTGGTCGACTTGATGGTGGTTTAACACCTGGTCTCACCATGTGGGCAGGTCCTTCTAAACACTTCAAAACTGCCTTCAGTTTGCTGATGGCTAAGGCATACCTAAAAAAATATGAAGATGCTGCGTTACTTTTTTACGACTCCGAATTCGGTACTCCGCAAAGTTATTTTACTAGTTTTGATATTCCCATGGACCGTGTTCTTCATACTCCTGTCACAGATGTTGAGCAACTCAAGTTTGACGTAATGAAACAACTCAGTGAGATTGAATCTGGCGACAAGGTAATTATCATCATCGATTCAATCGGCAACCTCGCTTCGAAGAAAGAGGTCGAAGACGCGCTTGATGGTAAGTCTGTTGCTGACATGTCACGTGCGAAACAAATGAAGTCTCTGTTCCGTATGGTGACTCCTCATCTGACAATGAAAGACATTCCCATGGTTGTAGTGAATCACACCTACAAAGAAATCGGAATGTTCCCGAAAGATATCGTAGGCGGCGGTACAGGCTCTTACTATTCTGCTGACAATATCTATATCATAGGCCGTCAACAAGAAAAAGAAGGTAAAGACGTAGTTGGTTACAATTTTATTATCAACGTAGAAAAGTCTCGACACGTGCGAGAGAAGGCCAAAATTCCTGTCACAGTAACGCATGAAGGCGGTATCTCTCGTTGGTCTGGCCTTCTTGAGATTGCACTTGAAAGTGGATTCGTTGTCAAACCATCAAACGGCTGGTACTCTCGTATTGACGCTGAGACCGGCGAAGTTGAAGACAAAAAGTTTAGAGCAAAAGATACTGACAGCGGTGAATTCTGGATGCCTGTCGTAACAAATCCTAAATTCACCGAGTGGGTCAACAGTAGATATCAAGTTGCTCATGAGTCTATTATCAAAGATAACGAAATCGATGAATTCTTGGGAAGCGCTTAACTGAATGATATTAAATCATGACGATGCTCAATACGCGGCAAATATTTTTAAAGATTTTTTTGCCAACTTTGAACGTATTGATGACTACATGCGAGCAGTGAAGATGGAGAGGGTGTCTCAGATGTCGCCTTCTCTACCTGGTTTTGGTCCTGAGACTGACATGTTCGACAAGTTTGATATGCACCCAGAAGACATGGAAATTGTTCTCTGTGATGCACGCCAGTCTGACTTCATGACTTATATGGAACTTGTAACGTCTGCGCCTGTTGAGTCTAGTATTCCCGGTAAACAGATGTTGCAGTTTGTAAAAGAAAAGAATACTGGCCTGTTACTTGGCATGATTCGTTTCGGATCACCGACTATCAATTCAAAACCTCGTAACGACTGGTTGGGAAAACCTCTCGACACGATGAACGCTGACATTATGAAGCGATTCAACAATTCAGCGATCATGGGTTTCAACATTGTACCTACACAACCTTTCGGGTTCAATTATCTTGGTGGTAAACTGTTAGCAGCGATTTGTTGTACTCATGAGATACGTGAGAAACTAAACGCCAAGTATGATGCGAATGTGTGCATGTTTGAAACGACCTCGTTATACGGTTCATCGAAGGCCGCATCACAATATGATGGCATGAGGCCATTTCTGCGATTCAATGGTTTGACTGATTCTAATTTTGCGCCGTTGATTAATGACACGACCTTCCGCAGTTTGAACGATTGGTTCACCGAACGCAACGGTGAACCGCTTGTACCGTCTGATGCGTCTTCACGCAAACTGAAGACACAGACCAAGATGGTATCAATAATCAAAAAATCACTGAAAGAACACAGTGAAACAGAATACGAAAATTTTTGTAAAATATTTAAAGATGCTTTAGACTTGACTGAACGAAAAAGGTCCTTCTACTGCACTTATGGTTTTGACAATGTTCCTCAGTATCTAAATATGGAGACTGATGAACTAGTCAGAAAAGATAACTTTGACCGTTTCTATCTTGAGTCGATCTTAGATTGGTGGCGCAAGAAGGCCGGCAAACGTTATGAGTCTCTTAAATCTGAGGGACGAATTAGAACTGTCGTTGAGACTTGGAATAATAACGCCGAGGACATCGACATTATACGATAACTCAATGAATGTAGCCTCGGTTTGAGGTACATTTCAAAGGAGAAAAATATGTTAGTAGAAATACACGATCCGCAGGATACACTTACGCAGTATAAAGTGATTCAATCGCCTGGAGCATCATGGCGAGAAACCATCCTCCTCGATCCAGAAGATGTCTATGTACCGAAGAATGACACTGAAGGGTCCTTCAACAACCTAGTCCGTTTCAAACAGGACACAGGTCACATCAACAAACTCGCTGAAAGTCTACAGAACGGTTGTGATAACACGCAACACCCGCCAGTTGTGGTGCGTCTGAAGAAGCCTAAGTTAGTCAACGGTAAGATGTACAGTTATGAACTGATCTGTGGTTTTCATCGAATGGCTGCAATGAAGAAAGCGTGGATCTTAAAATGGCCTTTCGCTGTTTACGAATTTGAGGATGACCTCGCAGTGATTCGTTTTCAGAAAGTTGAGAATAATCACGTACTGACTCGACAAGCGACTGCTGATGATCTTGCCAATACACTCGCTTACATGGTGAATCGCGGCTGGCTTGAAAATACAGAAGCTGATATGGAAACTGAACTGAGTGATATGACAAACATCCATCACTCCACAAAGTCTGCCGCAATTCGAAAAGCAATTCGAATGACTGGTGCATATCAAGACTTTATCACCTACACTTTCCAAGATGTTGTTGAGTTTCTGGGTCTTCACTCAAACTACGATGATGATCGGCCAATGTATTCATACAAAGGTATGATTGATACATCACGTGATGCACACGGTTGGTCTGTCCTTGAAGGATACGAGAGTGAGTTTTTGATGAATGCAATCAACTCATTCAACGACACTGGTAAGGAAAGTTATTTCATCTGCCACACAAAGAGTCCGACTGAAGAACGTGACCTTTACGAGAAGCGTAACAAAATGAAAGATACCTTCTCAGAGCTTGAAAATGCTCTTGATAAAGTGTTACAATACCGACAAGAGAAAGGAAGATATCCTTGGCAAGTAGAAGCATTTCTTCCTCAAAACAACCTTGAAGGTGAAAACGGATTCGTTGAGGCAAATTGATGATTACAACAGAAAAACTTATTCTGTCTAATCTAATCTACAATGAGAGTTATATCAGAAACATTCTACCTTTCTTAAAGGAAGAATATTTTACCACACGGTCTGACCGTGTGGTACTCTCATTGATCTCTGATTATTTCGAAAAGTACAATTCTACGCCAAGTGCTGAAGCGCTGACAATTGAATTGAACAACTCAAATATATCTCAGGGTGATTTCGATGAAGCAACAGAATTTCTAACACAGTTAAACGGTGATGCGGCCGAATATGACTGGCTGATGCAGACAACCGAAAAGTTTTGTCAAGACAAAGCAATCTATAATGCAATCATGGAATCGATACAAGTTATCGAAGGCAAGTCTGAAAAAGACAAAGGCTCACTGCCTACAATCTTGCAAGAAGCACTTGGTGTTTCCTTTGATACAAACATTGGTCATGATTTCTTAGAAGACTTTGAAGAACGATATGATTTTTATCATAAAAAAGTTGAACGTATTCCGTTTGATCTCGACTATCTCAATCGCATTACAAGAGATGGTGTTCCCCGAAAAACATTAAATGTTATTCTCGCAGGCACCGGTGTCGGTAAGACATTGATGATGTGTCACTTTGCGGCCAACAATATGATGCAAGGCAAGAATGTTCTATACATCACTCTTGAGATGGCTGAAGAACGCATTGCTGAACGTATCGATGCCAACTTGATGAATGTGCCTCTGGCTGATCTTGAAACTTATCCTAAAGAAACGTACAACAAAAAACTTGAACGTATCAAAGGTAAGACGACCGGCAAATTAATTGTTAAAGAATATCCGACAGCAAGTGTCGGTTCAGGACACTTTCGCCACCTACTCAACGAACTGAAGAGTAAAAAGAAATTTGTACCTGATGTGATATACATTGATTATCTAAATCTTTGTGTGTCTTCACGTATGCGTATGGGCGGTTCAGTGAACACCTATTCGTATGTAAAAGCAATCGCTGAAGAATTGAGAGGGCTCGCAGTTGAACAAAACTTACCGATCTTTACCGCAACGCAGACTAACCGCACAGGCTTCACATCGTCGGATGTGGGGCTTGAGGACACAAGTGAATCATTCGGACTCCCAGCAACAGCAGACTTCATGTTCGCCGCAATCTCGACCGAAGAACTTGAAGGACTCGGACAACTAATGATCAAACAGTTGAAGAATCGTTATGGCGATCCTGCCATGCATCGACGATTCGTTGTGGGCATTGACCGTGCTCGCATGAAACTGTATGATGTCGAACAGTCTGCTCAGTCTAATGTGGTCGTTTCTATTGATGATAAACCTGTCATGGATAACACCGACTTTGGTATCGGACTGAAAAAAGAAAAATTCGACAAGAATGTTTTCGACGCCTGGAAGTAAATATTTCACATAAATAGAGTGGTCTCAAAGAGGCCACTGAAATGAAATACTTACTACTAATAATGATATACTTGACCACATCGTGTATGTCGGTTGAACACATAGACGGCGAAATGCCAACACTTGAATGCGAAGAGTGTGAAAAGTTTTGTACTGCTGATGTCGATATAGATGTCAGACCTGACAGAGTAGTTTTAGAATGTTACATATTAATATGAGGTAAAAATGAGAAGTACCATAGATTATAAGTACCGTGAAGATGAAATAATTGCAGAACTGCACGATTACATTGATTCGACATACGATCAACATTATGCACAAAACAAGTTTCAGGCTACCGAGTTTATCATTGACGGCGGCCATGGAGAAGGTTTCTGCCTAGGAAATATTTTGAAGTATACGCAACGTTACGGCAAAAAAGAAGGCAAAAACAAAAAAGACTTGATGAAGGTTCTGCACTACGCCATCATAGCTTTACATGTACATGATCTGGAAGAAAATGACTATTAATAAATCAGACGGAACATCTATCTTACATACCAAGAATCTTGACATTAGAACCGAACTTCTAAGATATGTCGCTGAAGGTTATCTCGACAAGGACGACCTTCTAGCGATGTGTCTTGGTTACATGTCACACTCCGATGTGGTTGAGATGATGATCATGAATGAGCTCGACGGTATACTTGAATAATGTGTGCAATAAACGGTTTTGCCTTGTTAAATTCTTGGTACCAGCCAAGTCATGTCAAGAAAATGAATGCGGCGAACCGTTTTCGTGGACCCGACAAAACAGACTGGTGGCACGATAAACACATTTCACTAGGCCACAATCTACTGAGTATTTCTGGCGACATTGAAACATCACAACAACCTTATGTGACAAAGAAAGGCAAT